ACGCGAGAACAGGCGTCAGAGCGGGCGCGAGGAACAGCAGGAAGGAAGCGAGTGAAAAGAGTTTGTTTACTGACATAGCAATGCGAAGGCGATGTCGCCGAGGGTCAAATCTTGAGTGGTGGGCGCGACAATCGTCATGCGATCGCCAGCGCTGAAGTATTCGGAGACGCCTCCGGGTGTGGTGAAGGAGGCGACGCCCGCCGTCGAAAACGCGAGCGCGCCAATCGCCACGTCGTTTTTGTTGATAACGAACGTCGCCGTCGCCGTCGGGTTCTCACCGCAGTAAGCGGTTGAGCCCGCGAAGTTACCCGCGAACAAGCACGGCTGCGCGACGACCGTTAGATACACCCAGACGCCGGCAAGCGGCATCCCGAGAAACGATCCGCTGAAATTGGGCGTCGAGCGCGGGATCGCGGCGAAGGCCGTGTCGATCGCGGAGAAATTGAAATTGACGGCCGGGGCCCAGCCCGTCGAGCCCGTGGCCGGCAGCTGCAGGCCGATGTTAGGTGTGGTTTGCATGAAAAATTAACTCCAGTGGCCGTGGTCGAAGCCGCCGACCAGCGTGTTGTCTTGATCGAAGCCGAACGAGGGGAAGGTCCCGAACTGGTACGTATACTGCACGGTCTCCGATTCGGGGATCATGTAGCCGTTGAGGATCAGGTCTTGAATGATCGACGTGAACACGCCGGTCAAAATGACAGTGACCGCCATGTCCTGACCGTCCAGAAAGTTGATGCGCCCGCCCGGGAACAAGCTCTGCCATACCGGTTGCATGTAGTCAATCGTTCCGTCCCACTGGTTCTTGGCGATGCAGCACTGCAGCAAGAGCCGGTAGGTTGTGTCGTCTAGCGTCGGACTGATGCCGCCCGAAGGCTGGAAGCCGACGGTGCGCGACTGGCCGATCAGCTGTCCGAGAATGTCCAGCTGAGGGCCCACGGCGAGCGTGATGTCGAACGCGGCCGGGATGTCGGTGAGCATCGACGTCAGGTCGTCGCCCAGCTGCAGCGTTGCCGTCAGCCACGAGACGAGCTCCGGCTGTACCCGCCACTCGCTCGTCAGCAGGTTGAGGTAGTAGCCAACGGGCAGCGTGACGTAAACCGAACCCCCGCCATAGGGACCGTCCCCGAAGCCGTTCGTTCCCCAGCTGTAATTTTCAGTGACGTACGACATGCTAGACCGCCGTTACGATGACGTTCGCCGCCGTGCCCTGCGCGACTTGCGAATAAACCAGAACCAGGTTCGCCATGCCCGTGGGGCTCGCGGTAAAGCCGAGCGTCGTCGACGTGATTGCGAACATCGGGTTCTGTGGATTCGGCCGGCAGGAAAGCGCCGCGCCGATCAATTCGCTTTGTACGATGAGCTCGCCGATCTGCAGCGAATTTAAGTAAGTGACGATCGCCGTTTGAATGGCGAGCAGTGTTGCCGTCGTGAATCCCACGAGGCCATGGACAGACATCGAAACGTAGATCGGCACGTAAGTCGGCAGTGAGAAGCGGATCGGCATCACGGTCTGGTCGAACGAGTCCGTTATGTTCACGAGCGTCGTTCCGTTCGTGTAAGGACCGATGCCGCGGTTCCCGTAAATCGCTTGCGCGATCGCGTTTGCGCTTCCGCCCTCGACGACGGCCGTTAACGAGTGCGGCGGGTTGCCGTAGCTATCGACGGCGCCCGTCGAGTTTTCTAGAACCGTGTAGCGCGTGACCCCGAGGACCTGGGCGATCGCGGCGACGGTTGCTTCAAAGCGTGTCAGTGAGGGCAGCGACACGGAGATAGCCTGTCTTCCGCGCAGCTTGGAGTCTGGTTCGACGGGGTTGCCCGCAACGGCGGCGGCGGCGTTAGTGACCGAGACCCAGCCCGACTGGGGCGTAGCGATGGCTGAAATCGCACCAGGCAATGCATTGATGTTGCCGCTGGTCTCGCACGTCGCCGTTGCCGAGACAGTGCCGCCCACGCCGATGGTGAGAATTGTCGGCAGATCCCACAGGAAGCCGTTGCCATCTCGGGCCACGGCGCTGATAAGGGTGGCATTGGCCGTCCCGCTGACGGTAAGTACGGCGGTACCGAATGAAGGCACCAGGCGCGCAATGCCGTTCACTTTCACGATGGCATCGAGATCGCTTCCGACGGCCGTGGCGGGCGAACGCGCGTTATAGACGAGTTGCAACGTCTGAAAGGCGTCGTTGAGCTTCAGCGCGACGATGGAGATCCACTGATAGTCGGACGAGTCGGTTCCGAGGTACACAGTCTGCCCGTAGACGGTCTGGTACGAGGCGATCAAAGACGCGAGTATGTCCGCGTACACGGGGATCGTGAGACCGGCCGCGCCGATGGTGGGTGCTGCGTAAGACATAAGTTTTCGTTAGAAGGTGAGCGAGGCGCTCTGGGCGGGAGCCGGAAAGGTAATCGTGATCGTGCCGAAAAGCGTGATCGCCTGGGCCGAGAACTGAAAGATGCGGGTGGACTTGTTGAAGCCGCTCGACACGTTTGCGACCGAGAGCTCGTAGGGCGCGCCTAAGATCGACTGCGTGAAGATCAGCGCGGCGGCGGCGGCGTCCCGATCCGAACCGCTCCCGCCGAGTATCGACTGAAACAAGGGCGTGCCGGCGTTCAGGTTCTCCCACCACTCGCCCGCAAGCAGCAACAAGCGCGTGCGTATGATCTGCGCCACGGCCGGGAGGTCGGAGATGAAGTTCCCCTGCCCGTTGCCCTGCAGCGGCTCGCCGGTCGGGTCAAGCGCGCGGACGGTGATGGTTGCCATAATTTCGGGTATGAAAGTTCGAGAACTGAAGGAGTTGAGCGAGAGGCTACGCTGCCAGCGCGAAAGCACTCACGGCTTCAATCTCGATACGGAGGCCTACTGTTGCGGCGTTCACCGCACGGAGGGCGAGAGCGATGCCGGTCTCCTGACGCGCATCAACGAAGTGCGTGCCTTCGTCGGTCTCCCGATCCTGTTGCTTCCTACGGCGCCACCGGACCCGTCGTCGGCCCTGTGATCCCGCTCGAAAAGTGATCGTGGAGTAAGAAGTCCTGACCGTCGATCGAGCAGTGGCCGCCCGTGATATTCACGGCGGTCGAGCCCGCGACGTTGATGGTCGGCGCGTTCACGGTCACGGTGGGCGCGGTCACAGTGATAGCGTCGGCCGCCACGTCGAGGATGACCGTCCCGTCGTCGCTCCGCAATTGCACGGAGCTCGTCGAATAACTCGCGAGTACGTTCGGCTGCGACCAGGGCCCGAAGATCGCTATGCCGTCCGAGAGCGAATGGCGGCGTTGCTCGACCTGGTTATTGTTCACGCCCCCCGACTGCCACCACGCATCGATACACGTGTCGGCGAAGACCACCAGGCACTCGTCGCCGGCCGTGATCGGCATGGTCATGGTGAAGCCCCCGGCGCGCGGCATGAGGATCGGCACGTCGGTCAGCTGCGGCAGCTGCACGGGCTTGATGACGCCGTTGGTGCGCGTGCGCTCCGTGATGGTCGGCTGCACAACTACCGTCTGTTTCACGGAGTCGAAGGAGACGACGACGCACTCCAGCGAGACGCGGATCCCGCGTGAGCAAGCGGCCAGTAGTTCCGTGAACTGCGAAACGGGAGTCACCAGGCGCTCGGCGATGGTCGTCCCGATCCCTTGCGCTGCGTTAGCCATTCAAGTAAAGCGCCTTTCTGATCTGGTCGTAGTTGCGGACCACGCCGACGATTTCGGTGTACCAGTCGTTCCCGCGCGTGTCTCCGGAGTGGCTGATCTGGGCCGCGACGTAAAGTCCAGCCGGATCGTAGAATCTGCCCGCGAGCGAGTTCGGCGTCATTAGCTGGCGCTGCACCAGGACGGATTCAATCTTGATGAGCGAGCCCGGGTGCACGTCGGAATCGAGCAGCACGCGAAAGGTCACACCCAGTTCGGTTTGCTGCGGCGTTCCGATGAGGGTGTACTTCGTCACGCCAGCGGAGGTGGTCGAGGTTGCGCTAAAGGGCGGCGCGTAGATGAAATCGGGCGTCGAGGACTCCGATGCAAGCGAACGGATGTTCAGGCCGTCCCAACTCATCCACATATCGAGGTGTGCATCCCGGGCCACGTCGGCGAAAAACTTCGTCGCTGGGCCGTGGTAGGCTTTCCCGCGCGGCAGCTTCGGCAGG